AAGTTGTGCCAACTGGTATACCGCCCGGAATATTGCTTCCAATAGGTACACGACCGAGAGTGCCAGAAGGGACAGCGATGGAAGCAGAACCCGAAGGGGAAAAAGCAACATCAACAGAAGCCACATTAGAGCCGTGTAGAAAATAGAGCCAAGCCTTTGCATCAATAGGAAGTCGTTTTGTTTGGTTGTTGGTTAAAAAGGAAGCAGTACCAGAAGCCGAAGTTGACATCAGGTAGTTGTCCTCATCATAGGATAAAAAGTCCAAAGGAGATAGCGCAGCGTTCCAGATGCTTGTTCCAGTTACTGAGGTCACTCCAGTAGTTTCGTTGATGGCTGTGGTTGCTCCGGTGCTATACTCATAACCGAACACCGCTTGGTATCCAAACACAGAGTTGGTGCAGTTCACTCCAGTAGCATCATCAAAAGCCCAATCGTGAGTCGTGTAGTTCTCAATCAATCGGGATATGTTGAATACTCCCTTGTTGGTTGAGCCGTAGTAGATGGGTGCTTTCAGTCGGGTCAAGAGATTGCCTGAGCCATCCTTGACATCGCAAATGAATTTGAAGTTGTACTGCCCGTAGATACCAGAATCAGTTTCGTATACAACAAAGATGTTGTCGTTGTATGCTGGAAGATAGGTAGTGCCGGTGGGTTGATGTTTAGCCGTGAGTGCCATCACCTAAAAATAGCGAAAGGGACAAAGTGTCCCAAATCATATAAGTTCATTCAAACAAGCACAGACATAAGCCTCAAATCCTTTGTTCGCTGCTTGTTCCAATCTCTTGTTGCGTTCTTCTGTGATGGTGCGATGGAAAGCGAGGGTGTTAAGGAACTCAACCAACTTCATCTCAAGGATGGCATCCCATTCGGCTCGTCTGCCTCCTGCAAGTCGGTCTATGACTGAGAGCCACCCGAAAACATCCCCTTTATTTCCTTCTCCTCCTCCCTCAAATAGGTTAGGGTAGCCTCCAATAGCCTCGGATAGAGTTCCGAAAAAAAAAGCGTATAAGCATAGATTTTTGTGATGGGAAGGTCTTTGAAATGCTCTACTTTCCATTGATAGTCATCCTCTATCTTTTTGCCCCACCAGTTTACACGATAGGTCAAGATGGCGATGATTTCGTTTAGGTTCGTGATGACATCTTCTGTCTGCACTTGCTGCAATTCAATAAAGTGGTGAGCCGACATCTCTTTGGCGTTTCTGACAAGTTTGAATCTACGACCCTTGAACTTGAATCGGTATTTGATGCGCTTGGATGGCATCTGATTTAGAAAGGTCAGGTCAACTGCTTGTAGTTCTTTGAGCGTCCACCCAGCAATCTCCTCAAACGGCTTTCCCGTGATGATAGAGATTTGGTGTGCCATCTTTTCTACTTCATCCATCTCCCCAAGTTGGGTGATTTCTTGAAGCATCTTTATTGTGATATTATTCCAGTTCATACGAAGAAAAATGTGCCTTTTTTGTTTTTATGTGAGCAGTCAACTGCCAGAGCAAGGCTCATCACACAGTCATCGTGCAATCCTGATGGTGCTGAGTACTTGACCCCAGTTCGTGTGTATTCAAATTCAAAACTCTCCATCTCGTATCCGATGGGGTTCTCAGGGAATCTGACCTCTTGGCTTTGCACCGCCATCACCAGCCCCTCAATCAACTGCTGCTTTGATTGGGAGGTAAACTTGAAGCCTTGCATTCGTGGGCATCGTCTTTGGAGTTGCTCCACCACTGGGTCACCGACCCCAGTTGAGTCAATGAAACAAGGAGTCCCACCAACAAGACGAGCGATGTGTTCTGAGGTGGTTGCCCAATCTTTCTGAAATCGCTCAAAATGGCAAACCTCTTTATTTGCGTTTAGACCGACTATCACAGTCCAGTCGGTGTACTTAGCAAGGTCAATGCCATAAGATGCCACAGAATCGCTTAAAATGGGTGAATAGCAGCGTCTGATGTTGTCAATGCCGAACGGGTTGCTCTGGTCATCGGCTGGTTCGGCCAAATAGAGTTCCTTGAACACATACTCTGGAAGGTCTTTTTTGGCTTGTTCTATCTCGTCAACTGAGATGATTCCTTCCTTGGCTGCATCATAGGCGGTAATCTTGAAATAGGAGTAGTCGCTTTCCCCTTGCTTGGCTCGTTCCCCTAATTTGTAAAACCAGTTCTTTTTGCCTTTGACATTCCCGATGAGTTTGCATTTGCCTTGGGTTGCGGTTAGGGTTGAGCGAAGGGCAAACCAAGCGTCCTCCCTTGCTCGTGAGGCTTCATCAAATACAGCAGCATAGACATCTTCACCATATAGGTTGTCGGCTTTCTCTGCGCTCTTAAATTCAATCCGTGACCCGGTTGGGGTAGTGAGGACAAGTTTGGATTCGTTGGAGACAAAGAAGTTCGGGATAGTCACTTGGGACTTCATCCTTCGGAAGGCAATCTCCGCTTGTTGATAGACGGGAGCAATCCACCACACCGATTGGTTTTCTTTTAGGGCAAGGGCTTGTTCAAATAACCAGATGATGTGAGAAGCCGTTTTGCCCGTCTTGGTACTTGCTGCGGTTATGGTATAGCGAGAAGGCGAGTCAAGGATGGCTCTCTGGTAGGTTGTAAGAAAGGGTCTCTCATACTCTATTTGCATACAGATTTCAATAGAGCCACTCGGATAGCGTTTTCAGCCTTGAGAGAGTGGTGGTCTTCGCAATAGGCTCGGTTGATTTGACCGACCTTGTCCCACTTCTTTGATTTGATTAACTGCTCCAACGGAGTTCCCCAGTCATTGTTTTTGACGAAGAACACTCCAAGGTTTGATTTGTGGTTGGTGTAGGGTTCAACAGCCGAGCAGAGAATGGGTCGGTTGTAGGCTGCTGCCTCAAGAATCTTCAACTCTGATTTGTATCGGTTGAATTTATCGTTGGTCAAAGGAGCAAGGCAGATGTCAATCTCTGAGTACATCTTTCCATACTCAATCGGTGAAGTTCCAGTTCGGTGAACAAACCATTCGGGTCGCTCTTTCCTGCTCTTGCCAGTTACTGCTTTTTCCATCGTTGCCCAGATAGGTTCTCCCTCGTGAAATCCTCCCATCAAGAATCTCACATTGTGCTTCTCGCAAATAGGTGCAATCTGGTCTGTAAGAAGTTTGATGTCCTCCTCGTGAGAAATGCCACCTACCCAGCCGATTGTCAGAGGGTGTTCAGTTGTGGTGTTCCATTGCTCGGCCTTCTGGTTGATGCAGTTCTTGACGATGGTGATTTTGTCGTTTATCTCAGCAATCCTTTCAGCGAGTTGAGGCGTGGTAGTCATTACCGCATCCGCATAGTAGATAGCGTCCTTGATGCAGTTTTTGATTTTGGTGCGGTATATCTTGTAGACCGGATTGTGCCGAGGAATAACCCAATAGTCATCTATGTCAATGATGTACGGGATTTTCTTCTTAGCCAGTATCTCCAAGATGTTGTATTGCAGGTCTCCCAGCCACCGATTGAAGACTACACAATCGTACTGCTCAAACGGCAGCGAACCCCATTCCATTCGGTTCTGAGAGACATCAACCGTGATGTCGTAGTCCAGTTGGATTTGGGAATAGGGAACAAATAGCCGATGATAGGCTACTCCGTTGCTGCCGTCTAAGAGTACAAGGATTTTCAAAAGGGTAGGTCTTTTGGTTTTTGGTTGCAAATAAAGTGTGTAGCCTTTGATTTCTCGTGAGGTGTCATTCGCTTTCCGATTCTCAGTTTGATGTCACCATAGGAGTTCATTTCAAGTTTGCCTGATTCCAAGGCCTCCTGAATTTGTTTGATGTTGATGCTGATGTTCATTCCGTAGTCATCAGACCATCCGTTTCCGAAATATATTTTTTCCATAAGTATTGATTCAATTGGTAGTAGTATTCCTTTTGAGGTATTGTTGTCTCCTCCTAATATGTCAAATTCAGTTCCAATGTAGTTTCTGCAAATGTGCTTCAATCGTTCTGACGAAATTACCAAACACGCTTCTCCTATCCAATAAGCGTAGGTGTCTGCTTGACTGGTTGCTATGCCACTTGGTTTGCCTCTGCTTTCGTATTCAATAAACAAGTTTCCAGTTTTGTGAGCAACTCTATCTCTCTTGACTTCAACTTTCTTGTTGTTGACAATCTCGGCAAATTTGCTTTCACCTTCTTGTCCAAACTCCAAGTCATAAGCAAAATCGTTGTTGTGTTTCATTAGTCAAGTTTCAAAGTCACCTTGATGACCTTCTGTTCAATCGTTGCGTCAATTTGTTCTTTGGGTTTGCCGTAGACCCGTGAGAGTAGTGTGTCCATAGAATAGAGAGAGCCTTTCTCAAATGACTTGATGATAGCCTTTGCCACCGTTTTCTCAAGCATAGTAGCATCGTCATTCTCAAGCACCTCTTTGATTTGCTCCTCGTTCATTGCCATAATGGCCTGAATGGAATCGTTGACCTCTGCCAACTTATATCCGTTCTCCTTCATTAGCGTGGTGAATTTCTTTGGACGGCCTTCTGTCCAGCGTCTTTCATCCTCGCCTTTCTTGAATGGTTTTAGGTTTTCTGGGTTTGGCATAATTTCACAGATTATTCACAGATTCTTTCTGTTGCCCATCTTAACGAGGTGGACGATTCTGAGCATTGCTTTCTCCTCTTTGATGTCCCCGTATCGGTTGTGGCAGGAGCGACAAAGTGCCATCAGATTTTCAATGATATCCTTGTCCTTTGAGCCTCCCATTCCTCGTGCTTCTATGTGATGAATATCAACTGCCGTCTGACCACACATCTCGCAAGGTATCCAGTCGGTCTCGTGGTAGTTCATTTCCTTGAGGTAGATTTTGGTGTGGTTCTTCATAGCCTGATAATCTCCGTTCCGTGCCTTTGAACATAAACATCCATAGCGTGATTGTGGGCGTTGAAATCCTCTCTCCGTTCGTTCTGTTGGTAGTTGTTTGATAGTCCAGTGAAGACCCCATAACCTCCGTCAATTCCGATTGTGTAGATTGTAGGTACTCTGCCACATAAAAAGGAAAAAGCAAACCCGGATGAGTTGTGAGTCGGGTGCTGAGGGAGTCCTTTATTTGGGTCTATTGAGAACTGCACAAATACGGTGTTTGAGGTGGTTGGTGTGGAGCAGGTTCTTGTCAGGATATACCGAGCGTTGATTGGTGACTTGATGAACTTGGTTGGGCTATCGTATATGACTGGGTCGTGCAGAGCAGCGATGTCGGCATACTTAGTCACATCAATGGCAGCGTTGATAGTCCAGATATTGAACTCATCAGTTGGCTTCCATCTTTCCAAACTATGCCCAGTTCCTACAATCAACCAAGGCTTTTGGAAGAACCAATCCTCACTTGCGAGTTCGTCTACGCTTCGTAGGTTGTTCGTCATCTGCTATCTGTGCTGCTTGTACCTCTGCTTCAAGTTCCTTTTTCAATCCCTCGGCTCTGATGATAAGCGAGTAAAACGCCTCAACAAAACAAGAGGAGCAGGTTGGCATTGGCCTTCCCATTTCTTGCTGATAGATTTGGCGGATGCGAACCCCTTGTTCGGGAGTCACTCTGAAAAACCCACTCTGCTTCCATTGGGTAAACAGAGGAGATAGGTCAAGGATGTAATTGATTTCTTCTAAGGTCATAGGACAAAACTATATAGTGAGAATGAGGCTAACAAAAAGAGAAGCCATTTGAGGTCTTTCATAGGTATCGGTTTAAGGTTGTTGCTCCCCAAGCAGATAGTGCGGCAAATGCGATGCCAGACCATCCGTAGAGAGGTATAAAGAGAAGGAGGCCAAGCCACCAAGCCATACAAAGTTCGCAGGTGAAAGGCTTGAGTTTAATCCTCCAGCCTATCTCCCCCACGAAGATGATTGCCAAGCAACTGACTCCGATTATTTCTAAGAGTGTATTCATCGTTGATTTGTTCTTTGATTCGTTTAACTACTGCGAGGATTTCTTGTCGGCTGATTCCGGTGATTCTTGAGATGGCTCTTGCTGATCTTGGTTTGATTCTTTCGTCTCCTTTTGACCAGAGTTCCCAGATTCGTGATTCGTACCAATCACATCCTGCCAATACTGCTTCAATACATCTGAAATGTGTCTCATCGTATTCTTGATCGTCTGCTTCTATTTCTATTGTGCTGGTGTCCTCCATTCCAATCGGCCTGAGATAGTTCTTCTCAAATGAAGTCCTCTTGCCGTAGTATTGATTTAGGATAATACGAGACACGAAACCTGCCCAGTATCCTGAGTGATATTTTTCTACCACCCATTCATCAGGCTTCTCGCAGAGGATGAGGAAGAGTTCTTGATAGAGGTCTGACGCAAGTTCTTTGCCGACCTTTACGCAAAAACCCCTCACCCATTCTTCCTGCGATAGTTCAGATATTATCTCGCTCTTTGTGATGTTTCAAAGTTTGTTGAATTTTTACTGGAAATTTCCACAACTTATTAACTCGTGAAACACCCATCCGTCTTTTTCGTACTTCTTTCGGTAGTATTTTATTTGG